ATGACGGGTGACGTCGTGCTCATGAGCTCGCCGGACGGATACGAGGTCTACGGCGGGAAGGCCGACGGCGTTTACATCATCGCCGAACAGGACGGGCCGGTAGTCGGCGCGTTCTACGCCATGTCCGGCTCGTCCGGCTGGTGGCACGGCCATGCCTTCGGCAAGCCGAGGAAGTTGTGGCAGCCCGGCAACCCTGACCCCCTGACCCTCGCCGAGCGCTTCCTCCGCCGCTGAGCCGTAACGCCGAGGCCGGTATTGGTGCTGAGTTAAATAGCGAGAGATTCTCATCTTTCTAGACGCCGCGGCTCCGGTCTGTGTGCGCGACACGGCCGGGGTCGCGGTCCCCCTCGTGAACCGCCGGCACCACCCGCGCGTCACAGGACCAGCACCCCCGCCGCGCGGCCCCTACCCCTCCGAGACGGGACACCACCATGCACGGCACCCCCAACCCCTACGGCCCGCCCCCGCCGCCGCCCATGCCGGGACGCCCCCCGTCCCACGCCCGGGAGGGGCGCGCCCGAGGATGGGTCATCGTCGCCCTCGCCGTTGTCGCCCTCGCGGTCATCGCCGGGTTAGCCGCCGCCATGGCGCCGGACGACGAGAAGCCGGCCGCCGCCGCCACGCCCCCCGCGAAGGCCACGTCGACCCCGTCCATGGAGACGTGGGAGTACGTCCCCGCGGCACGTCGTACGGCGTTCGTCGCATACCTGCGACGGCTCGACCCGGGCCTCACCCCGACCTCCACGGGCGCGCGGCCCAGGCCGCTACGCCGCGCCGTGTCCGTGTGCTGGGACATCTACGACGGGAAGTCCGCGGCGACCGTGCTCCGCAATACGGCGCTCCGCTACAACGGTGGGCAGGCGTCCGTACCGGAAGGGTCGGAGAAGGCGCGGCGGATCCTCGCCGCGGCGAAACGGTGGATCTGCTCGTCCCCCGAGCTGCGCGCGCAGTACGACGCACGGCACCCGTAGGCACGACGAAACCGCCCCGCCCTCCCGAAGGAGGACGGGGCGCAGTCGTTTACGGGTCTACATGCGGTTCGGGTGCCGCGGAGTGTGCGCGGCGAGCCACCCCGCCGCCGTCGTCCCGGCGCCCGTGATGGCCGTGATGATCGCGGCGTGCAGGTACTCCGACGCGCCCGCGAGGACCGGCGCCTTCGTCACGGCGACGGCGACGACGAAGGACGCGAGCACGCTCGCGAACCCGGCCGCCTTGACCTTCGTCTCCATCGGTTCCTTCCGGGTGACATCTCGCATGGGGGTTCCTCCTCTACTTGACCCGCAGGAGAACGGGCCACGTCTGGGGACCGACCTCGCCGTCGGCGGTCACGCCGCCCCAGCGCTGGACGGCCTTGACGGCAGCCTCCGTCGCGGACCCGAAGTCGCCGTCCAGCGTCACGGGGTGGGACCGGGCGGCCAGGAGACCCTGGACGGTCTCGACGTGCTCGCCGCTCGCGCCGCGCTTGAGAGTGGGGAGTTGCTGCAACATGGCCTCCTGCCAGTCGAGGGACGGGGACGGCGGAACGTACGCCCCGCCCGTGTAGGCGGGGCGCCCGTAGCCGTAGATCCGCGACGATGCCCTCGTGACGGTCTTCCGATACACGCCGTCGCCGTTGTAATAGGCGCCGTTCAGACTCCCCGAGGTGTTGCCACCGATCGTGGTGATGGTCCGCGAGTTGACCGCGATGACTAGCTCGACATGCGTCGTCCCGGCGGGCCCGTAAAACACCCAGTCGCCGACGTGCGGAGTGGAGCTCCACCGGCCGCGGCTCTTGAACCACGAGACAGCGACCGCGCACCCGGCCGTCTTGGGGTAGTCGGTCCCCGCGCGGCCCCCGGCGCGGTCGGCCACCCAGGACTGGAACGACGCGCACCACGGGTAGCCGTAGCCGCCCGCCCCATACCCGCTGATCGTCCCGAGCCACCGGTTGAACTTCGTATCGTTGGTGCCACGCTCGCGGTATCCGACCTCGTTGGACGCTGCGCGGATCGCGGCGTCGATGGTGTACGGCATGGGCCTCCTTACTTGACGGTGAGCGACACGAAAACCCCGACCCCGGTCAACACCGCGGCGATAGCCGAGATGACGAGGGCCCAGATCGTGAGCGCTCGCCGTGCCTGCTCCGCCTGGTGCGCCTGCCGCTTGTCCGCGTCCTCGCGCAAGCGGTTGTCCCGCTGGTCGAGCTCCTCGCGAGTGACGGTCGTCCGGTCGAGGTGGTCGACCCGGTCGTCGAGGCGGTGAACGTCCCGCTGTAGATCGTCGGTGCGGCGCGCGGACTCCTCCTGCGCCTGCCGTACGAGCCGGATCTCGCCCTCGATGCGTGCGAGCGTCGTCATGACCTCCCCGCGCAGCATGGCCAGCTCAACCCCAGGCGTCTCGTCGGCGCCCATCAGGCGGTCCGCCAGACGACGAGACGGCTCCCCGCGGACAGGCCCGTCGCGCCCGCGTTGCTGACGTTCTGCGCCCACTGCAACCGGAGCGTCCCCGCGCTGACGGTGGTGACGATCGCGGTTTCCCGGATCGCGCTCGCCAGGCTCGCCGACTCGGTCCCGTAGCTCACAGTGGTGGTGAGCTGATGGACACTGGCCCTCATCAGGGACGAATCCCGATCGGTGCCGACCGGGCCATAGCAGTACTTGAGGCCGGACGCGCCGGACGGCACCGACCAGGCGGTTTTGAACTGTGCGGCCGCGGGCGAGAACGCGCTGATCTCGAACTCGACGCGGTATTTCGCGTTCGCGGCAAGGGCGATGAAAAGATCGTCATCGTCCTGCAAGGTCAGCGAACTAACGATCGACTCGTCGATCGTTTTCTCAACGATGTTCGGCAGGCCCGATCGCCACAGTTCGGCGGTGAGCCGTTGTCCGGCTCGGACGTCCGGATAGGTGGTCACGGGCGCCTCCTAGATGGCGACATAGGTTGGATCGGCGAGGGCCACGTCCGCGCCGGCGGCGTGCGCCTTGACGATGCCGTTCACGGCGCGGACGACCGTGAACGTTTGCGGGCTGGACGCTCCGGAAATGGCGGTGACGGTGACCCGCTCGCCATCGATCATCACGTCGAACGGGAACTCGTCGAGCGAGGTCGTCCAGATCGGGCCCTGCGTCGTCGCGACGGACAGGCTCGGCGACGAGCTCGACGCGCCTGCTGCGAGCTCCGACCCGGCCGTGTCGAACCGGGCGGCGTCGTCGAGGACGCCGACGTTCCACGGGCCTGCGGGGGAGGCGTTGCAGTCGATCCGCCACCGCAACAGTTCAAGAACCTCGACGTAGCCCTGAACGAGGGCGTCCGCCGGGCCCGGCGGCAGCCACGGCGGCAGATCACCGACGGTGGCGCGGTCCCCGAAGTCCATCGCGACCGCGGCAGCGATCAGGCCCGGCGCCTTGTGCAGCTTCACGCCGAGGGACGGATACCGGGCCTGGTCCCAGGTCCCCGTATGCACCCGCCACCCCGCCAGATCGGGCAACACGTCATCGTCGGCCACGTTCACCGTCTCCTGTAGGTCGTACGTCCCGACGCCGTCCGGCGGGGGCAGCACCGACAAGGGCCCGGACTCGACCACGACCCGCGCGGACGACCCGCCCTCACGGGTGATCGTCGCGTCGTTCACGGTTCCCTGGTCGTCGTCAACGGGCTCGAAAGGCGCGGCAAGCCCCGGCTCACCGTAGGTCAGGGTGAGGGCGGGAACCTGGTTGTAGAGGCTGGCACAGGTGCGGTATTCGAGGCCGATCTCGTCGCGCGCTTCGCCGAGGATCCCCCCGTCCGCGTCCGCGCAGTCCTCCAGCAGATCCAGCAGCGCACCGACCTTTTGCGGGCCCATCGCCGCAGTCTCGGGCGGCTGCCCGACGACGGTCATTGGGACATCGTTCTCGTCGGCGAGGCGGACAAGACGGTCCGCGGCGAGCTCACCCGTGAATGCCTGGAAAGCGTCGTCGGTCACGGTGTTTAGAATCGTGGCCCGGTTGTAGATGGCTATATGCCCGATGCTCGTGTCGCCGAGGTCGGTCGGGTCCCCGACCGTCACGGTACGAATAACGCCCATGGTCGCGCTGACCCCAGCGCCAAAACTCGGCTCCGGGGCCTTTCCCTGTTCCTGGATATAGAGATCCCACGTGCTATTAGTGGTGAACTGCGTCAGGTTGAGCGCTATCCGGAGCAGCTTTCCGTGTACGGCGAGGCCGGATGACTGCTCGTGGATTTTCGCGCCGTCACGGTCGTACACGGTGACGCCCAGCACCCCGCCCAGCGCTGCCGAGTACCACAGATCCCACTGTGCGCCCTGACCCGTGGTCGACAGGGCGAGGAGTCGCCGCGGCCCGTCGAGCGCCGTATCAGGCATGTGCAGCAGCATCACGAGGGATTGCTCGGCGAAGATCTCGGGGATGCTTCCCGGCTGCGGTGTGAACCCTGGAACGGCGCCGGCGACACGGCCAGTGCCCATGCGCGGGATCGGCGCCGACCCGACGAAATCGGAGTCGGAGGCGTAATCGATTCCGTCCCGGGTCACGCGCAGCGGACCAGCGCCGATCATGGCGGACGCGAATTGGCCCCCGGCGTCCTCCATGGGCCAGTACGCAACGAGGCCCTTCTCCTGGGGGATGGACCGGCGAAGGGTCGATTGCACCGCGGCCCGGCCCTGCCCTAGCCGCCGCTTAACCCCCGATCCCTCGATCGGTGTCGTGATCTGGTGCCCGCCCAGAGACCATTTCTGCGGCCACGTCGAGACCTCGCCGTGGAACCGGGCTGGACGCAGGAGGCGGGCGCCGCCGTGCGCCGACCAGGGGAGCCCGTCCGCGGCCGTCCACTCCGTGTCGCCTTCGGCCTGCTCGGTGATGCCCGGATCGGCGATCACCGCCCCGGCAAGGTTGGCGAGCTGGAAGGCATGCAGACGGCCGTGGAACATGCGGAGGTCGGTGAACCCGGACGTCCCGGCGGCGCTCGACCCGATCTCCAACGGTGCCGTGCCGGAGAAGATGCCGCCGGACGCCCCGGCGACGACGTCGCCGAGCTGCGTCCAAGGCCCGGCCAGGGACGGCGCCGTGTAGAAGGTGTACGTTCCCGTGCTCGCGCCGAGGCGGGCGCGGACGGCGAGGCGCCCCGACACGGGGGCGGGAACGGGCACGGTCGAGTTGGCGGCCTTCGCGGTCACGCCGTCCGACGTCCATCGGAGCCGAAGGAGACCGTCCGTTCGGAGGACGAACGCCCACGAGTCTTGAGACCCGTGCCAGTCCCTTTTGCTGGCGAGGGTCATGCCGATGGTGGGCCGCCACGAGTCCGGGGTGATCTCCATCCGGACGTCGACGCCGGTCGTAAGTTCGATGCCTGCGGCGTCCGGGGTAGAGAAGTAGTGCCCATCTCGGCCGGGCATGTAGGCGTAAACGTCGCTGGGCACGTCGGGGTGGTTCACCCGGACGCGGATCGGGGTGTTCCTGCCGATCAGCCCGAAGTAGGGCGAACGGGGGTTGCGGGGGGAGTACTTCCCGCCCGTGTTCCGTAGCGTGAGGGACAGTTTCGAGGGGGCGACTTCGGCGGCCTCGTCGGCGCGGCCCCGCTCGATCGTGATCGGGTTTCCGGTGAGGACATCCCCCGTGATCCGCTCCCACGTGTCGCCGATTTTCAGCTCGACGTCGGTGGCGAGCGGCGCGTCAGGGAACGTCGGCGGGTTCGGCTGGCTGCCGCTGCCGGTGAGGCTCGCGGTCGCGGTGATGGTGCCCGTGCCGGACGCGCGCTTGAACCCGGTCCCCGATGCGGTCGCCGTTGCACTGGCGGTTCCGGTGCCGGATGCGATCTTGCGGCCGGACCCGGTAAGGGCCGCCGTCGCGGTGATGGTGCCCGTCCCAGACCGCGGTGGGGTGACAACCGGCCCGATCTCGGCGGCAGTGTTGGCAACGGCGAACTCGTCCAGCCATAGCCGCCCCCACGTCGGGCTCACCGCTGGCATTCCGAACCGGACGGCTTCCAGCCCGGAGCCGACTCCGAGCCCGGTGGACGACACGGAGGTGAGGACCGTCCCGCCGTTGCCCGTGTAGACGTTGACCACGACCGCGCCGTTGTTGTGGACGCCCTCGATGCGAAGCTCGGTCGAGGTGGGGAGCGCGGCGGCGCTCGTAGAGACCGCCGTCCCGCCGGCGTTGCGCAGCCGCAGCAGCCCGGCCGTCGTCACGTCGACGAACCAGAGCAACGCGTTGCTTGCGGTGTACGCGCTGACGAGCCGGCCGCCGTTCGCGGGCGGGAGCGCGGACAACTCGACGTAGCAGCGCGCCGCCCATGCCGTCAACGACGTCCCGACGACCGCACTGCCCCAGATCAGTTCCGCGGCCGTCGCGGCGGCCTGGTCCATCTGGATGCGCGGAGCGTGCAGGCCGCCGGACGCCTTGACCGTGAAGGCGCTCGCGGTGACGGTGCCGAACGGCGTATCCCCGGTCCCGGCGGTTGACGTGGTGACTGCCGTGCCGTCGGCCAGACCCGCCCCCGACCAGGACGCGAGGATGGCCATCAGGTGATGCTGATCGTCGCGTTAGAGAGCTGGTATTGCCATTGCGCGGGGGACGTCTCCGGCGAACTCAGGGCGCCGCCGCCGTAGAAGGTGCCGCCGGAACTCGCCGACCAGACACCGAAGTACGAGACGGTGACCGAGCCGGGAAGGTCGAACAGCTCAGCAGCCGACAGCGACATGGAGCCCGCCGACGCGGCGCCCCAGACGCAGCCCTGCCGCGCGTAGGCGGGTGACCCGCCCGCCGCCTCACTAGCGCCGGTCGTTCCGGGGTCGGCGGTGTGCAGGCTGACGAACAGCCCGACGCCGCCGATTGCGTTGAGCCCTACGGCTTTTCCTGCGTTGCTCAGGCCCACGTGTTCCTCCTGATCGTCATCGGCCGCGCTGCCCGAACGCGAGCTGCACGTTGCCGCGGCCCTCGACGCGGACCCATTCGCGGATCATCTTTTTGAACTCGGCCGGGCCGCCCCGGACGTCGAGAATCACGGTCACGGCGGTGGAAGATCCGTCGTCGCCCCGTCCCGGCGCCGGAGCGGGGCGCCGGACGGTGAACGCGCTCGCCTGCGCGCTCCGGAGGATCCGGGTTACGCCGGTCACCGCGGACATGATGCGCGGACCGGAATGGGTGATCCCCTCAGCGAGCGTCACGCCGTAGCGTTCGCCGGTCAGCCGCGGGCCGCCCCGGCGCTTGGTGAACGCGGTCGCCTGCGCGGACGTCACGGTCCGGGCGAGGCCCGTGGCCGCCGACGCGACCCGCCCGCGGGACGTCGTGATGCCGGCCGCGAGCATGATCCCGATTTTCTCGCCGGACAACTGCGGGGAGCCGCGCCCTGATAGCGGGCCTTCCTTCGCCGGGGAGAACGGCAAGTAATTGCGGATCTTGCCCGCGATGTTCCGCATCGCGCCGCCCACGTCGCCTACCTTGCTCGTGATTCCGCGAATCAGCCCGGAGATCACGTTTCGGCCTGCGTTGTAGAGCAGGGAATTCATGCCGCCAATCCCGCGGCGGATCCGGCCCGGGAGTCCTCGCATCCATCGCACCAGACCGGCAGCCTTCGAGATGGCGGCCAATGCCATGCGGCCGAAGTATGAGGCCACGCGCCCCGGTAGAACGGCGAGACCGAAGATGGCAGCTAGCACATTCCGGACGCCGGACCTCACGAATCCCTTGACCTTGTCCCAGGCCCATTTCGTTAGCGCCCCGAGCAGCTTTCCAATGAGCCTCATGGGTAGAGTGAAAAGCTTTACGGCACCTTGCAGGATTGACCATACGACTTGTACGGCGCCGCCGACGATACCCTTGATGCCGTCCCAGACGCGGCCCCAGTCGCCGGTAAAGATTCCGGCGAAGACGTCGAATATGCCCTTGATCATCCGGAAGACGCCCGACCAGTAGCCGAGGAAACCGTCGATGAAAGTCGAGAGAATCGTCAGCAGCGGACCGCCGAAGATCGACCAGGCACCCGAGATGATATCTATCGCGCCCGAGATCGTGTCCGCCGCGAGCCCGACAATTTGGCCGATCTTATTCGACCACTCTTCGACCTTGTCCTTATTCTCGTCGAGCCACTTCTTGATGCCGCCGATCGCGTCGCCGACCTTGTCTCCGGCCTTGTCCCAGACGCGCTTTACCTTGTCGACGGTGCCCTGATTGTCCCCGACCCATCTCTGAAAAAATGCGTTCGCCTTGCCGCCGAACTTGGTTAGCCCGGGGAGGACTTTCCCGCCGAACAGGTCGACGACCTTGCCTTTAACGGTGCGCTCGAACGTCGTGAGGTTTTGCGACGCCGTATCGTGGAGCGTCTTCCCCATCCGGTCGGCGGCGCCCGCCGTCTTGCCGAGGCTGTTCTGCGTGGTGTCCAGACTGGCCAAGAACTTCGGGATTTCGCCGGTGTTCAGGTCCTCCAGCGGCGTCCCGAAAAGCGCAAGCGCGGCCTGACTTTGCTTGGCCGGGTCCTTGATTCCGCGCAGCTTGGAAATGATCAGGTCGAACGCTTTGCCGCCGCGCGCGCCGCCCGCGAGAAGATCCTTGGTCATCTTCGACGTGGACAGGCCCAGCGTTTTATAAGCCTCCTGCGTGGACGTCGACATGTCCGTCGACCTGATTGTGAATTCCTTTAGCGCGTCGCCGGTTTTGTCGATGCCATACATGCCCTTAGCGGCACCCTGCGCGAGAAGCTCGAAAGCCTTCTTGCCTTTGATCCCGATTTGATTCATGAAAGGGCCGTACTCGTCGAGCGCGTCGACGACGTCCTCGCGGACGTTTGCGGGAACGCGCTGCAACACGGCGGTCAGGAGGTCGACGCCCTCCGTTGCGTTTTTCACCAAACCGGTTTTGACCATTTGGCCAACGACTTGCATGGACCGGTTGACGTCGAGCTCGAAGACGTCGGCGAGGTCGAGGGCGCGCGCCGTCATCGCCTGCACGGCGGATTCGTTGGCGCCGCGCATTCCGTCAATTGACGTTACGACCGCGCCCACGGCTTCGGTCACCTGGCCCATCTCGGCGCCGTAGCCCTTGTTGTAGAGGCCGCCCGCGATCTTTCCGAGCCGCTCGGCCTCCGGTCCGAAAGCCCCCACCTGGGCCTTGAGTTTCGCGACGGAATCCTGCCGCTCCATTGCCCCGGCGAGGCCGGTCATGAAGACGCCGCCGACGACGGCGCCGGCCGCGAGCCACGGGCCCGCCTTCATTAGCCCGGCGAACTTCCCGGCAAGCCCCTTGAACTTGCCCTTGCCGCCGCGCTCGGCGCCCTCGCCAACTCCCTCGCCCGCGCCCTCGCCCGCATCGCGCCCCGACCGGCTGAACCTGCTACGGCCGTTACGGATGCGGCTTTCCGTCCCGCGGACGAACTCGTCGCCGGCCTTCTTCCCGGCCTGGCCTGCCTCGTCGGCCGCCCGGTCGAGGCCCTGCCCGAGCTCGCGGGCGGCGGCGCGGCCGGTCTGCTCGAAGTCGTCCTCGACCCGGTCGAGGCTGCTCCGGGTCGTCGATTCGAGGCGGTTGATTCCGCGTTCGGCCTGCTGCATGGGCCGCGTGAATCCGCGGTCGTCCAGGCTGATCGTTCCGACCAGCTCGCCGAGGTCGAGGGCCACGAGGCGTCACCCCCTCGCGTGCCTAGTACTGCTCCGGCTGCTGCTCGTCCTTGGCCGGCGGGCGGAACCGGCGGTAGAGCCGCGTGTCGGCGGCAAATAGGCCCTCGATGCGGACTTTCAGCCACCGCCACGTGCGGTCAGCGAGGATCCCCGATTCGGCGTCGATGCCGTACACGTCGTGTAGGTCGGCCTCGATCAGGCGCCATTCGGCGAGGACTTCGGACCAGGTCAGGCCCGCTTCTTTGCCGAACCCTTCCGCGCCCTCGTACCACTCGTAGAGCCCTGTTTCTTCGTCGAACGTGCCGCAGCCGCGGAGGCCCGGCGGGTGGCCCGGTTCGGTGAGCCCGCCGAGCCGTCCGCTTCCGGGAGGTCACCCCCGGCCTTCCAGTACGCCTGGGCGTCCTCGCGGCTGGCGGTCGTCCTGAGGAACATCGTCATTCCGGCGTGCCCGATGCGCTCCCACTCGACGCCGTCCTTGAGCATCTCGTCGAGGGCGGGGCCGAGCATGCGCTCGTAGAGGAGCCGTTCGTCTCCGTCGTTCAGCTTCCCCGCGTCGACGTCGCCGCCGGCCTTGGCCTTGCGGATCTCCTCGACGACCCGTTGCGCCCACAGGCCGTCGAATCCCGAGACGGCCGGGATGCGGTACTTCTTCCCGTTGATCGGCAGCGTGAGGGACGAGTCGAATAGCTCGTCGACGTCCTCGAACTCGTTCTCCGCCATCAGGCGGCCGGGTTCACGATGTCGTTGCGCTTCCCGGACCCGGACAGCTTCGCCGTGACCATGTCGAGCGCCTTCGTGTCGCCGCCGTCCGGCTCCCAGCTCACATTCACGAACCCCTGGTAAGCCTCGGGGCCCCCGTTCCGGTCGTACCATCGGACTTCGACCAGACCGTCCTGCCCGAACTTCGTCGAGGCCGCGCGCAGGATCTCCTGCCCCGGGTCGTAGATGCCGCTGGTGACCCCGATCTTCCGGATGAGCTTCGCCTCGACCGACCATTTGAGTTCGGTCTTGGTCTCCGACGCCCAGCCCTCGCCGTCGTAATCGCTGTCGGTCTCCATGTTCGGCTCGACCGGCGGCTTGAAGTCGGCCATGGCACGGACGTTCGTCCAGTCCGCGACGCCGACCCTGCGGACTTGGAGGATGTACTTGCTCGCCTTGGTGGGGACGAGCTGCTCGTTGCCGGTCGGTGCCGCGTAGGTGAAGCTTGCGGCGAGGGTGACCGCGCCGGGCGAGAGAACGACGTCCTTCGCGCCGACCGTCCCGGCGGGGGCGGTGATCTTCATCAGGGTCTTGGACTGCGCCTGGAACAGGAGCGCGGCGGAGCCGCCGACGGTGACGCCGGAAACGAGGTCCAGGTCGGTCCCGGTGATGTAGTGGACCGTCCCGCCGGTGGTCGGGCCCGTCGGCGGAGTGATGCCGCTGATTGCGATGGCCATGCGTGTTTCTCCTTGCTAGTCGGGCCGGTGGCGGTTCGGCCGGGACGCCTGGATGTAGTAGTTGCAGACGCGCTCGTATCGGCCTGCGGCGTCGGCGCCGAGGACGGCCGTCGAGCGGCGCCGGATGAGGGTCGTCGCGACCATGGCCTCGCCCTCGCCGAGGCGGAGCATTTCGGCGCCGTGGAGCTCGTCCCAGATGGCGTCCGCGAGGTTGTCGGCGGTAACCGGGTCCGTTGTGCCGCGGGTGCGGACCTGGACGGCCTGAACCACGTCGGAGAGGCCCGCGTCCTCGGTCTCCGGGTCGCCGTACGGAGCGAGCGCGACCGCGACGTCCGGAGCGTCGCCCAGCGAGCGGAGGAACACAGGCGGCAGTCCGGTAGGGGCGTAGGCGCCGGTGGGCTGCCAGCGGACGATCCCAGCGGCGGCGAGGTGCGAAGCGAGGCCGACGACGAGGTTCGTCGTCCACCCGTCGGCGGTCACGTGCCCAGGCTCCGGCGGACCTGCGCGGCGACGATCTCCCCGATGGTCCCGGCCTCGTCGTTCATCGGGTCTTCCAAGTACTTCGCCTTGCGGCCGTCGTCGTGGTCGAGGTCGAGGTCTTCGTGTTGGACCACGGCGTAGGGGGTGTCGTAGGAGACTGCGGCGCGTAGCGCGGCGGGGTCGACGCTCGCGACGCCGGACCGTTCGAGGGTCGCCTCCTCGATCGGCACCTGTAGCCGGGAGACCTGTAGGAGGTGTTCGGCGCCGAGCTGGAGCCCGCGGACGGCGCCGGCGCGCTCGGCGTCGGAGAGGTCGCCGAGTTGGAAGCTATTGCGAACGTTGCTCATATGACGACTACCTCGACGTGATCCGGGGTCGGAAGGCCCCCGCCGTCCGCGTCCGTGACGGCGACGGCGACGACCTTCCGGCCGCTGGGAAGGGTGAGCCGAGAGCGAACGGGGCACACCTGGCCAGGTAGGAGAACGACCGTCGTATCGCTGGTCGTGGTCTTCCCGTCGGCCGTCCGGACGGCGGTCGTCTTCGGCACGGCGAGCGCGCGGACGCCGGTGATCGGCGTCCCGTAGACCTCTCCGCGGGCGCCGTCCCCCTCGAACGGCTCGATCGTGACTCGATGCGTGAGCATCCGGCGCGGCATGGCGGGCATCAGCAGCCGCCCGTGTCGGGCGCGTGCCCGGTGAGCCCGGCGTCCTCCAGGGCGAGCCACGCCTGATACGCGATCCCGTTCACCGTTTCCGGGATCGCGCCGGATCCGGCGCCGGCCGCCTGGGTGACGCTGACACCGACGATCGTCGCGGAGGTGACGGCACCGCCCCCGCTGGGGATGCCCTCCTCCTCGCCCCGCCCGACGCGCCATGCCGCGTGTTCGAGCGTCGCCGTCTTCATCGCGGCGAGGGTGTCAGCGTCGGTGGGGAGTCCGGTTTCGTCGACGTCATACCGGGCCGTCTTGGTGGCGCGGCGGACGTCCCGCGACGCCCGGTCGAGCAGCCGCCCCGCGACCGGGTCCGCCGGGGCGGGGTCCGGCGCGAGGAACTCGGCGAGCTCGACGGGCGTCGCGTACGTCGGTGCCACGGCTTACTCCTTCGGGTCGTCGCCGTTGGGGTCGGTCTTCGGGTCGGTCTCCGGCTTCGCCGCGCCGCCGCGGCGGCCCTTCTTCGCGACCTCGTAGCCGTGCCGCTCGAAGTAGCCGAGCACGTGCGGCTCCGGGTCCGTCACCTCGCCGACGCCGCGCGAGAACGCGACTCCGGCGACCTCCCCGGAGTACTCCGGGTTCTGCGCCTTGATCGTGTACGTGGTGGCCACTGTCGGTACCTCCTACTGGACCTTGATGTTCCGGAGCACGGCCGCCGCCTTCGTGGCCATCAGCGCGACGCCGATCGGGCCGAGCTCGACCTCCCCCGTCTTCACCGCACCGGACGTCGTGAAGTCGGGCAGCCACGTCTGGACGAGCTGACCGCCCATGGTCGACAGGCCCTTGAAGCCGTCCTCACCGACCCTGTAGGCGTACAGGTCGGTAAGGCCGGTGATGTTGCCGCCCGCGCCGGCGCCGTCGGTGTCGCGGGTTTCGATCGGGATGATGGGCGAGTTGGATCCGGCCTTGTTGCCGGGGTCGGCGAAGATCACACCGCCGTACGTCTCGCGGGTGATCGGGCGGCCGTTCTGCCCGATCAGGTCGTCGACCGGGTCCTTGGTGTACTGGCCGGCGCGGCGGGCCAGCGCGCGGACGCGCGCGAGCGCCTTGGTGTTTCCCAGGACCAGGGTCGGGGTTCCGTCGAGCATGGACAGCCACTCGTCGAGCAGGTCCAGGGCCTTGAAGGCGGCCCGCTGGTCGGTGTCGAAGTCGGTCCAGTTGATGTAACCGGTCGCGACGCCGTTGTTCAGCGGCAGGTACTCGGTAGACGAGCCGGTGAGGGCCTTGTCGAGACCGTCGAAGCCGTTGGCGTCGACGCCGATGTCGCCGTTGATGACCTCGTCCTGAAACTTGGTCTTGGTCGCCTTGATCTTCTGGTTCAGGTTCAGGGATACCGCGCCGCTGGCGTTCGGGCCGAGCTTCGCGACGACACGGTCGACCTGGAAGGACCCGCCCATCACGGCCAGGTCGGTGGTGTAGCGCTGGGTCGTGACGTTGCTCGCGGTGTACTCGGCGTTGATCGCGCGCGTTGCGGCGGTCGGCTGGGTGACGAGTCGCCGGTACCCGTAGGTCATGGTGGCCTGACCCCCGGCGGGGTTGACGACGTCGTCGAAGATGAGGGAGTCGAGGACGACGGACTCCTTGCGGAACTCGTCGATCACGGCGACGTCAATGTCGTCCTGAACGTTGTTCTTGGCCTCGGCCAGGGACACGGCCATGGCGTCCTCCTACTTCTTGTAGCGGGCCGCCACGGCGGCCTCCAGGGTCTTCGGCTTCTTGGTGGGCGGGCTGCCGCCCATGGGTGCGCCGGACGCTTCCGGCGGGGTGGTGGCGCGGTAGGCCGTGTTGTCCTCGACGGCCTTCGAGATGAGGGCGCCGATCTTCTTGTCGTCGGCCGGGTCGACGCCCTTGAGCTTGTCGAGGAACGACCGGGAGTCGAGCAGCTTGACCGGGTCGGCGCCCTGCTTGATCGCCGACTTGAAGACGGCCAGCTCGACGCGGGCCTCGTTGCCGTCGGTCTGCGACGCGGCGAGTTGCTCGGCGAGCTTGGCCGGGTCGGGGGCGGCGTCGCCGTCCTTGATCAGGCCGAGGGCCTTGCCGATCTGCTGGGCGAGGTCCTGCCTCGCCTCGTCGGCGGCCTGCGCCTTTGCGTTGGTGCGGGCCTTCCCGGCGTCGGCGCGGGCGTCGCGTAGTTCCTTCTGCGCCCATGCGGGGAGTGACGAGACGTCGCCCTCTCCGCCGTTCTGGCCCTGTCCCTGGTCCTGGCCGTTGTCGGGCGGGGTCTGCCCGCCGTCGTTCTGGCCGGTGCCCGGGTCGGTGCCACCGTCGCCGGTTCCGCCGTTGCCTCCTGCGTTGTCGCCGCCGGTGCTTCCGGTGCCGTTGTCGCTCATTGCGGGACCCTCCCGGGGTGCTCGCGGTTGGTGCGGCCGGGCGCCTGGCCTGGCCGTTCTTGCAGTCCCGCACGCCGGGCGCGGGCAGTCTCAGAAATCTTTGTCCGGAAGGTGGACATGGTTGCCTAGTCTCCGTTAACGTTGTCCGTATCGCGGACGACGTTCCCTAACTCCTTAGGAGGAGACATGCAGAACTGGCTGGAGATGGACGCGACGGCCTTCCGGACGCTCGACGAGTTCGCCACGCAGCTCGGACTGTTCGCGCAGGACGGCGACGAGTTCGGCGACTACGACGTGTTCACCGCGATCCGCGAGGCCGAGGAGGAGGCCGCGGCCGCGCGCCGCGCCGCCGAGGAGGCCGCGCCGGTCGTCGCGATGCCGGAGCGCACCGACGGCGCCCTGTTCGGCCTCACGGTGTCCGAGGTCCCCGCCGACGGTGCCCTGTTCTCGGTGGTGGCTGCCTGATGGCCGCAGTTGAGCCGCAGACCGGGCGGCGGCGCGCGCCAGCCGCGCTATACCGAGCGTTCCGTAACCGTCTCGTCCCGGCAGCTTTCGAGGCCGCCAAACAGACCGGGTACTCGCTCGCGACGTACCGCACCAACCGCGATCGGCACTATTCCGCGGTCGACGCGGCCATCGATGCTCAACTCGTCCACGTCGGCGAGAGCCTGCAATCACGTAACGACGACAGCGTCCTAACGGCGTTCCAAAAGCTGCGGCATTCGATGTGGACGCATCGCGACCTTCAGTTTCTCAGCGGAAGCGCTGCCGCCACCGGCGAACGACTCGACGCCGAACACGCCCGCCACTTGGCCGCGCTGCTGCGCATCCTCGCCGACGAGGTCGACGCAATCAGGGCGGGTCTCACGCTACGCGCGGAAGATCACGAGAACGACCAGGCGATCAGCGATTTTGTAGCCCGGTGGGACCGGGAGCGCTCGTGACCGGGTACCTGATCCCCCCTCCGGCCGACCCTCGGCAGCGCGCCGAGTGGGAGGCCGGAGTTGCGGCCCGCCAGCATGCCGGATTGAGTGTGCTCGTGGGAGACGACTACCTGACGGACGGGCGCCCGGCGCCGCTCGGGACCGTGCTGCGCTACCTGACCCGCGACGACATCGGGGCCTGGTTCGGCGTGTCCGGTGACGCCGTGCGGAAGTGGCAGGAACGCTATGCCGACGGCGAGACGTACCGGCCGTTCCCAGCGCCGGACGTCATCCTCGGCGGCACCCCCGGATGGTCGCCCCACCGTGAGGCCGAGATCTACGCCTGGCACAAGGGCAAGCCCGGCAGGGGCGCGGGTGGCGGCCGTCCGCGCAAGGAACGTCAGCCGGAGTAGTCGACCGTGTCCGTACGGGTCTGGGCGTAGCCGCGGAGCCACATCCGGGCCTGCGCCCTTTCCTGCGCGCTTTCGCCGTCCGGATCGTGTGGGCATGCCGTAATCGGCTGCTCGGCCGTCCCGGCGGCCCTTCCCGCGGCGATAGCGCGCAGCATCGGTAGCGCCTGCGCGGCGTCCTCGATGCTCATATCAGGAAGTCTCCCCCACCCTGGTCGCGGAGTCTACGGATCGCGCCGGAATCGTCGAGGAGCTGCGCTTTCCACTCGGCGAACGTCATCCGTCCGTGCTGGTCCCACCAGGCTTTCAGCTCATCGGACGCCCATTTCCTCGCGGTCGCTTCCGGTCCGGAGAAGAGGCGACCGGGGTCGATGCCGCGGGCCTCGCCCGCGCGGTTCAGCAGCGCGCCGCGGGTCGCGCGCTCGGCGGCGAGCCACTGCCGGTGTACGTGGTCCTTGTAGGAGGCACGGGCGAGATCCTCGAACCCTCGCCCGGTGAAGCCCTCCGCGCGGAGGTCATCGATCGCGCGGCGGCGTCGCTGCGTCGCGATGCTGATCCCGTAGACCTCTTCGATTGCCTCTTCTTCCGGGACCCCGGCGCCGAGCAGTTCCTCCATGCGCTCGGCGCGTTCCTCGGCCTGCTGTTCGCGGCGGCGCTCGGCGCGCTCGCGGTTGGCGGCGCGTCGGGCCTCGGCCGCGCGGCGCTCGACGTCCCGGCGGTCGACCTCTTTCGCGAGCCGCTCGAACTCGTCCGGGTCGCGTTCGAGCGCCTCCAGCATGCGGCGTTCGAGGTCGTCGTCGGGCAGGGTCCGCGGGTCGAGCCGCGGCAGGGGCGGCGATTCCAGTTCGGGCTGGTCCGGTGCGGGCTGCCGGTCGAGGGCGGGCGGCTGGTCGCGGTCGTCGACGCGGCGCGTCCGGGACGGCGGGCGCGGCGCCGGGCCGCCGTCGAGGGTCGGCTCGCGCGGCGGACCGAGGTCGCCGGCCGGGCCGCCCTGGGGGCCGCCGCGCGGCGGGGTGTTCCCGGCGCCGGGCTGCTCCCGGTACCTCAACCGCTTGAGCTCGGGGTTGGCTGCGAGGTGGTCGCGTAGATCGGCCTGCGCGCGGCGGACGCGGGCGTTCGCGGCCTTCCGCGCCTCGGGGGTAAGGGCGGCTTCCGCGCGCTCTTTCTGTCGCCGTATGCGCCGTTCAAGCTCGCGCTGCCGCTGCCGGGCCTTGTCCCCTTCGGGGTCGGCGAGCGGTGGCTTAGGGAGCTTGGACACGCCGGGGAGGTAGACCGAGACGGAGTGACGGCAGTTCGGGTGGAACAGGCCCGCGCTCCGCGCCTGGTCTAGCGTCGCGTACGCCTCGACGGTGGTCATCACGCCGTCGCGGGTGGGGTGCTCGACCTGGACGTTCAACGGTCCGTCGTCCGTCCGGAGGATCTTGCCCTCGAACGGTCTGCATAGCTTGCATTCCTGCGGGCTGTTGCTGACGAGTACGAGGTTCACGCCGATGGAGTCGAGCCGGTCGACCTGGCCCGTGGTCGCGGCGCGCTGCACGTTCGTCCGGGCGGCCATCTCCACATAGGAGGACAGGCGCCACCGTCGCCCGGCGCGGTCGGTAAACGACATGATGCCGCGGTCGACGAGGCGTTGCCACGCGGCTTGAGCGGACTGCCGTCGGGTCTCGGCGCCGGTGAGGATGCGTGCCGCGGCGGCGGCCTGAACGCTGCGGTAAGCGTCCTCGACGTTGCGCAGGATGTTCCGGGTGACCCTGCCGAAATCGCCGTGCAGCGCGGCGGCGAGGGCCTCGACGAACCCCGTTCCGCTGCGCTCCTTGGCTGCCTCGCGGGCGGCCTGCCCGATCCCTGACCGGGGCATGAAGCGTTCCGGCAAGCCTGCCGTTGCGTTCGTCCAGCCGTGCCGGTACGAGCGCGCGAGACCGTCCCGGATCGCCGGTCCCGAGTCGGCTTCGAGGCTCGCGATGACGGCCTGGGCGCCGCGGCGAAGCGCGCGGATCGTGCCGAGCCGCTGCTCGGCGGCCGGGGAGTCGAGGCCCTCGGACAGGTGGCGGGCGACGAGGCGGACGAGCGCGGACTCCGACTCGCGGTAGATGTCCGCGATGGATGCGGCGATCGCGTCGACCTGGTCGGCGTCGACCGCCACGGCGGGGGCCTATTCCTCGACGTCGGCCGGGTCGGTGGGGTCGTCGCCCTCGACCGGGTCGCCGTCGGCGCCGGGGTCGTTCTGCCGGATCAGGTTCGTCATGTTCTCGATCGGGTCCGTTGCGCCGCCGCTCTCCTCGCGGATCCGCGCGACCTCGGCCTTAACCGCCGGCTCGTCCCAATCGGGGTGCAAGAGCCGGACGCGCGTCTCGGTCGATGCGGATTCGGCGCGGTTCACGAGCTCGGCGACGGTGGCGAGGGCCTGCATGTCTGGGGCGATGCTGTCGGCCATCACGACCTCGACCGGGTCGGCCGGAACCGACGAGCCGAACACGTTCCGGGCGAGCTGGGCGTTGATCCAGATCATTTCCGCGAGCGGCGGCCGGGTGTAGAGGCCCTTCTTGCCCTGCGTGATCAGGCTCCGGCGTTCCTTCGCGGCGACCTCGGTTGCGGTCATCGCGACGTCACCGCCGAGCCCGAACGACTGGCCGGAGTAGCCGGTGGCGCGGAGGATCACGGCGAGCTGCTCGGCGAGGGTGTCGCGGTGCTCGACGACCCTGATCGCGAACTGATGCGCCGAGATCTCCATCCGGGATTCTTCGCCGAGCGTCTCCAGGCCCTCGTACAGCTCGCGGTCGAGGTCGAACGATGCGCCCTGGCCGGGGCCGTTGCTGCGGAGGTAGTCGGACGGGACGACGAGGCGGCCCTTGCCTAGCCGCAGGTCCCGCATCCATGACGTCCACGTCTCGTCCGCGGCGTCGAAAAAGCCGAGGACGGGACCGGCGAAGTCGCTGCGGCCGAGGTTCCGGCCTACCGGGTGGGTTCGCCAGTCGCGGTTCGGGCGCATGTTGGGGACGTAGACGGCGGTCGGCCGGTCGTTGATGCCGGTCGCGATCTCGTCCTTGAGACGTTCGGTCTCGGGGTGGGCGGTGAGCGGGAGCCGCTCGCCGAGCTTGCCGGGGTCGCCGAGGTAGAGCCCGTTGTAGATCCAGCCGGGTTCGTGGCGCTCCAGGTGGACGAGGCACTTACCCGCCGGGGTCTCCTCGATCGTCCGCCAGAACGTCACCGCCCACAGGCGATCCCAGCGGAATTCAGGGACGGCGGAGTCGGCGTCGACGTGCGAGATCCAGGGGAGCGGCGCGAGCCGGGTGTCCCACACCGACCGGAGGTAGTAGCCGCCGAGCGCGGCGCCGATCTCGGCGCCCTCCAGCAGGGTCGCGTGCAGGGCGGGGAGCTGGGCGTCCAGCGCGGTCTGCTGCTCGGGGGTCTTCGCCTTGACCGTGGGCGGCTCGGATAGCAGCAGGTCAGCGGACATGGTCGCGATGTCCGACGCGATGGGGACGTGCAGCTTCGCGCGCTGCTCGCCCTCGGGGGTGGGCTGCCCCCAAAACCAGCGGGAGAGGCGCCCGACGATCCCGCCGCGGTACTGCGACGGCCGGGCCTTCGGCTGGTTGGCCTTGAGCGCGTCGTACAGGGCGGTGAGGCGGTCGGGGTTGCCCTGATACCACGAGTCGAGGACGTGATAGTCCTCGAAGATCGGGGCGAGTGGTGCGGGCGGCCAGACGCCCCCGTCGGGAAGCGGCATGCGTCACCCCCTCCGGGTCAGCGCGGCGAGCCGCTCGTATTTCTCGTCGGTGGTGTGGCCGTCCCACTTCGCGCGAGGGTCGTCCGGCTCGGCGCCCGGGACGTGGTCGAACAGGTGCCGGTCGTCCGGGGCGATGTGCCAGGACATCTGTCCGGCCGGGGTGGTGATGGTGACGACTGGCCAGTCGGGGGTGCCCGGATCGGAGTAGGCGAGGACGGCCGGGTACAGGCTCGCGAGGTGGGCGACGAGTCGGGCGCGCTCGCGGTAGACCTCGGTCAGGTCCGCAACCGGCGAGGTCTCGTCGTCGAGCCATTCGACGCGGGTAAGTCCGCCGTGCCCGTGAACGTGCATCGCGTGGTCGATGTGGCCCCAGTTCACGGTGGATGGCCTGTCGCCGCGCCACCGGATCGTGGCGGTCTGGTCGGGCCAGAGCACGCCGTCGGCGACGATGCCGGTTCCTGACATGCCGGTGACGTCGACCTCGCGGACGAGGCGGAACCGGCGGGGATCGGGCAGCGGCGCGGGCATGGCGGGTCCTTCCGGTGGAGGGGTGGCCGGCCCGGTCGCGCAACCCCTCCAGGTACGCGGCCGGGCCGGTGAACAGGGGCCGCTAGGCGGCGATGGGGAGGCTGGCGGGCAGCATCGGCCGCCACGCCGAACGGGTGGTGTGGACGCCGTACCGGAGCATGTCCGGGCCGTGGTCGTCGACCTTGAGCGGGGCGTCTTCGCCGCGCGCGCTCGCCTTGTCGTCCCACGAGTACCCGGGCATCTCCCGGGCGAGCTCGATGCACGAGGAGTGGACGCGGAGCAGGTCCAGGGCGAGCAGCGACGAGACGGTCCGGATGCCGTCCAACACGCTGTTGTTGCCGAGACGGGCGGTAACGCCATCGCGCCGGAGTTGGACGCGGAACGACGCGGCGGACGGGTCAACGATCACGTACTCCGGGTCGACGCCGCGGCGGGTCTCCCCCGGCCGGGGAACCGTGGCCATCCACTCGCGGAGCCGCTGGGAGTATTCGACGTCGGAGAGTTGCCGGTGTTCGCGGCGGGCGTCCCAACGCCATTCGCGGGTCAGGTAGAGGCGGCGGTCCTCGCCGACGCCGAGCATTCCCGCGTGGAACGGGTTGGTCGTGCCGTAGTCGAGGGCGGCGCACAGCCAGCGGAGGATCGGGGGGAGGTCGTCGACGACGTGACGGGCTTCGTCCCACATGGAGAAGACGGCGCCCTCGGCGAGGACCCATTCGCCGAGCACGTTCCGGCGGTAGAACAGTCCGACGTTCTCGGCCTTGACCTGCGCGACGTACTCGGCGGGAAGGGTCGGGTTGTCCTCCAGCTTGAACGAGAACCGGTGCAGGTTGAGCCGGTCGTCACCGTTGCTGCGGAGGGTCTCGCCGTCCCTGGTCAGGTGGAGCCGGGCGCGGGATAGGTAGTCCCGCATCAGCCAGTGATTCGACCCGGCCGGGTTCGTCGTTCCGAACCACGCGGCGCCCTCGACGCTCAACCGGGTGAGGAGCATGGCGAACGCGGTCTGCGGGAAGGTCGTGACCTCGTCGCAGTACGCGCCGGCGAGGGTCAACCCCTTGAGTTTCTCGGCGGCGCGTTCGTCGTTCGCTCCGGCGGTGTAGATCAGGCGGCCGAACAGCTCCAGTTCGCCGGCGCCCGCGCGGTAGCGGCATCGGGACTTGCCGACCATTTCGACGATCGGGTCGATGATGTTCCGCTTGAGGGTGCGTTCGGTCTTCCCGATCATCATCAGCGGACCGGGCGGGCCCTGCCGGACGAACTGCAACCACCGGAGGATGGAGCAGACCGTCTTGGACGACCGGACGGCGCCTTCCCAGAGGTTCCCGCGGGCGGTCGCGAGCCGGATCGACTCGGTTTGTTTGCCGACGAGAGGGACGACGGTCACGAGGTGCCGGTGATGTCCCGTAGCCAGGCGTCGACGGCGGCGAGGCCCTGGTGGTCGGCGTCGGCCTCGATGAGGCGTAGGTGGCGGTCGATGAACACGCCGTAGGCGGCGGCGTAGTCGCGGGCGTCTCGGCCGGTGTCGGAGGCGAGTGCGCGGGCGCGCATGGCGTGGGCGTCGTCGAGGGCGAGGTTGGCGAGGTCGGCGCGGCGTTCTTTCGCGTCGGCGACCTTCGCGCGGGTGGCCTCGGCCGTGCGGGCGCGGTCGAAGGTGAGGCCGAGCTCGGCGGCGATCTTCGAGACCGTCGACTGCGCACGGCCGATTTCGCGGGCGATCTGGTTGCGGTTCAGCCCTTGGGCGTGGAGCTCGGCGACGCGGCGCCGGTCGGTGTCGTCGATGGGGCGGCGTGCGGCCATGGCGATCCCCCTCGACGCTAACTAGTCCATGTAGGGAGTGCTATCTAGGCAATGTGGGGAGGCGGATACAGATGTCAACCCCCCACTTTGAACGTCCGCTCCCTAGTAATCGGACGCCATTTCCCTACTTTGAACGTCCGCTCACTAGTAATCGGGGGCCATTTCGCGCCGTGGGGGCAGGCGGGCCTAGGGGAGCGGGACAAGTACGACAAGGATGGACACGAAGACGGCTCCCTGCGGGCACAGGGAGCCGTCGATGGTCGAACCCGAGTCCCCTTCTTGAAGGTCGAGTCCTGTAATGAGATTACGTGTGATGCTCAGTGCTGCTCAGGCGCATGAGGAGGTATCCATCAGCGTCGGCGCCTTGCTGGTGGCATCCATCCTGATCATGGTTGCTGTCGCGGCCTATAAAGATCCGAAGCTCGCGACGGCGATCGGGACGGCCTGCGCGGTCGGCGCGCTGCTGCTCGTCGCCCTGAAAGTGTCGTCCTAGAAATCCGGCTCTGGGCCGCGGTGTCTCGCGCGTTCGAGCGCTTCTCGATACCGGTCTCCCCCGCGGTTCCGGCTCCGGTTGCTGGGGTCGCGGGGGTCGGTGGGATCGCTCGGCGGGTAGCTTCGCGGGTCGAGTCCGCGGCGGGGAACGGCGCGGTAGTCCTGCCCGGGGATGGGGGCGACGTCGTCGGCGGTGACGCGGGCGTGTCGGCCGGTGTAGCCGTCTCCGGCGATCTCGATCCAGAGGAGGCGGGCCCACCAGGTTCGGTCGGGGTGTTTCTCCCAGGCGACGAGGTAGGCGGGTCCGCCGGTTGGACGGTAGGTGACGACGGGCGGGACGCGCATGTTAAGCCGCGGAGGGGTCGAACATGCGTTCCAGTATGCCCGGGTTGGTGTTGGCATGCGAAGGGCCCGCCGTGCGCGATGTCGGCGGGCCCGCTGCGTGCCCGTTTCAGGGCATGCCAAGAACAGCTCTGATCATGGGTTATCCACAGGCCGAGTGTCAAGCCAGGGCGCGGGGCCCTCGCCGACGATCTCGGCGAGCACGGGGCCCGATGGAGGCCGGTCCGTGTCGTAGCTACCGCCGGGGATCTGCACGCGGCCTGTCTTCCCGTCGGGGAACCGAAGCTCGCACGCTCGGGTGATAACGGCCACGAGGCGCCGGTCGTCGCTGGCGAGGGTGCCGCGCCACGAGCGGAGCGCACCGTCTTGGGTGGGCTCGGCCTCGATGGCGAGGTCGGCGGTGACGGGGATCTCGTCGAGGCGGGAGACGAGCGTTGCGGGGCCGTTGTAGGTGTTGGCGGATGCCTGGCCGCGGGCCTGCTCGAACCGGGCACGTTCGCGGGCGGCGGCGGTCTCGTACTCGTCGACGGCATCGGACATTGCGGCGGCGAACCGCGCGGCGGCGTCTGGCTGCTCGGGCATGGGGTCATTCTCCCCCGTCGGCGAGTCCCGCGCGGCGGAAATCGTCGCGGAGGAACCCGGCGCGGAGTTCGCGGCGGAGGATGCCGCGCCACCACTCGGGGTCCCGTCGGAGCTCGGCGCGCATGAACTCGCGCAGCCACGTCTGACCGTGGCGGGTCTCGCGGTCGAGGAAGTCGCGGAGCCAGAGTCCGGCCTCGTCGGCGAGGAAGGAGCGGAGGGTGTCCGGGTGCTGGTCGGCGATGTTGCGGAGGTCGGCGAGGGCGTTGGCTTGCGCGTCGTTGAGGGCCTTGGCCTGGCCCGGCTGCTCGTCGACGCCGTCGCGGATGGCTTGGGCGACGAACGCGGCGAACTGAATCGGGGTCATGGCGTTGAAGTCGGTGCCGTCGGCGTCCTGGACCGCGCGGTAGACGTGGGTTTCGGCGTCGTGGAGGGCGTTGCGCCAGTGGTCGGCGTTCTTGGCGTACCGGGCGGCGTCGGCCTCCCAGCCGTCACGGGCCCGCTCGGCCTGCTCGGCGCGTTTCCGGAGTGCGCGGACTGCGTCGGGCATGCTCGGCCAGTTCTTCGCGCCGATGACCTCGTTCGCCGCGATGAGGTAGCCGGTGAACCGCTTCGTGCACGCCTCCTCGTCGTCGAGGCGCTCGGTGAGGGAGTCGGCGCGGCGGCGGTAGGAGTCCCCGGCGGAACGGGCGTGCGCGAGGTCGGTCTCAGCCTGGCGGAGCGTTCCGCGGGCGTTGTTCCGCTCGGCCTTGAGCACGGCGGCGAGGCGGTCGGCGACGTCGAGGCGGCGCTCCGCGGTCATGGCGCGGGCGCGCTGCTTGGCCTCGGTGCGCTCGACGTCGGCGAGCAGCGCGGCGGCCTCGTCCGCGCGGGCGCGCTGCTGGTCCCGCTCGGCCTCGGCGCGCTGGGCGGTGGTGCGCCAGGCGGCGGCTTCGGCTTCGGCACGCTGGGCGCGGCGCTGCGTCTCGTCGAGGCGGACGCCGAGACTCTTGGCCCGTTCGCCGGTGGCGTTGTTCTCGTCGTCGGCCTTGGATAGTTCGCCGCGCAGGTACCGGACGTCGGCCTCGGCCTGGTCGGCGCGCTGCTCGTCGAGGCGGGCGGCCTGCTCGGCGGCCTCGGCGCGGAACCGCATCGCGTCCCGCTGCTGCTCGGCCTGGACGGCGCGGTCGCGGAGCCCGAACAGCGTCGGGTCGATCGCATCGCGGACGGCACCGAGCATCCCGGCCGGGTCCGGGTGGATGCCGGGTTCGTGCCAGCGGTCGAGGGCTTCGGCGATGCCCTCGTTCAGGGCGGGGAGGTCGAGGACCTCGTCGACGATGACGCCGGTGCAGGATGCGCCGAGCCACTCGTCCGGCTGCCCGTCCTCGTCCTGCTCGTCCTCGCCGGGGTCCCTGCGGAGCCTGCTCGCGTGGATGGCGAGCGCGGTCCCGGCGGCCTCGATGGCGCGTAGCTGCGCGTCGTCGAGGCCGCCGAGGGTCAGCGCGGCGTTGTCGTCGTCGTGGCTGAGGCAGGAGGTCAGGGCCGCGCGGGCGGCGTTGCGGAACCGCATCCGCTCGACGTGCTCGCGGGACTGAGCGATGGCGCGGCGGATCGCTGCGTCGTCCGGGCCGATGTTGATGACGAGCGGCATGGGCTCGGCTTTCGGCTGCTCGTCGTCCGCCTCGACCTCGTCCGGGTCGGGGGTGAGGGTGTACTCGTCCTGGGCGGCGTCGAGGGCGGTCTTGATGCTGCTCCACACGCCGCGGGCGGCGGCGAGGATGTTCTCGCCTATCTCGTTGATCACGGTTTCGAGGTCGGGCGTCTGATCGGTCATGCTGCGGTGCCTTCCGGGTCGGTCGTGCGGTCGGTGGTGAGCGGGACACCGTCGAGCAGCGCGGCCTCGGCGTCCGGGGTGCTGGCGGTCCCTGCGCGGCCCGTGGAGCCCTGGACGGCCGGGAACACGGGCGGGGGCGGGGCGAGGGCGGCGCGGCGAGCGTCGAGCCGGGCGAGGCGGCGGGCGAGCCACGGCCAGTCGCGGAACGGCCAGGCCGGGACGCCCTTCCACCACGTGGTGACGTCCTTCGTCGGCGGGTTGCAGACGCCGGACTCGCACACGATCACGACGAGGCTCAGATCGGTGGTGCTGCCGGGGAGCGCGCGGACGCGCCACGAGTACGAGCCGGCCAACCCGCCGCGGCACCACGGGCAGACGGCCTTGACGGTGTGCCCGTCGACGTTCAGCGCGAGGGCGGCTTCGAGGTCGTCGAGCATGGCGGCGGCCCGGTCCGCGGCGAAGTAGGCGAAGTCCTTGCCGTTCGTCCAGCCGGTGACGGCGGTCGGGAGGTGTTCGCGGGCGGCGCGCAGGTACGGGCGCGGGTCGGCGGCCGGGCCGGCTTCGGGTAGGGCGGGGTGGTAGACGGCGCGGAGGACGTACGCGGCGAGGTCTTGCGCGCGCCACAGCACGCCGGACAGCGCGTCGAGGACGTCCGGGCGGGCGGCGTCGCGGTGCTCGCCCGGGGCGTCCTCCGTCCGGTCGGCGAGCTCGGCGCGGGCTTCGTCGTCGAGCTCGGCGCGCTGGAAGGCGTCGAGGACGACCTCGCGCCACGGCCGTTTCGCCGCCGGGTCACGCAGCAGAGCGAGGAACCCGACCAGGGTCTCGACCTCGCGAAGGTCGTCGAGCGCACGGTCGAGCGCCGACCGCCCCTCGCGCGCGACGCGAACGACCGAGCGCGCGGCCTGCCGGTTGGAGTGGGTCACAGCAGTTCCATCTGTTCGTGTGGGACGGGTGGAGGTTTCGGGACGCCGAGGGCCCGGGCGCGTTCGGTGGGGTCGGTGGTGCGCCAGGCTGCGAGGCGGCAGTAGTCCGCGGACCTGTCGGCGCTGATGCCGTGGCGGCCGTGGACGTCTGCGACGAGAGCGGTGGTGCCGGTGCCGCCGAACGGATCGAGCACGATCGCTGGCTGGGTCGCCGCGGTTGGTTCGGGGCAGGCGCAGGTGTGACCGACGATTCGGTCTGGCTTCGCTATGCGGGCCTCCCACTCGTCCCGCCCGCCGTTGATGGTGGAGCGGCGGCGCCTGTCGGGGTTGTTGTCGCTACCGAGTAGGCCGGGCTTGTCCACCACGGGCCGGCGCCCTTCGCCGCATTCGGTGCAGATGGCGGACGGTGACCAGCCGAGGACGATGGGGCGGATCAGTGCCGGCGGGTACGCGGCGAAGTGGTCGACGGAGAGGTGTTCGGGGGCCTTGAGTGGTTGTGTGGCGACTTCCCACACGGATCTGGGCAGCGCGCCGAGTGGGTTCGGGCCGTGGTAGGCGCCAGTTGTCGAGCGCGGCAGGTTGATGTTCCGGCCGGCCATGGCGGTACGGCCATGGGTGTGGGGTGGGGTGATGTGCGGCTTGCGGATCGAGTCGACGTCTGCGAAGTAGCGCGGTTGCCTGACCAGGTGGAACCACTGCTCGTGTGAGCGTCCGACTCGGTCGGTGACGGATTCGGGGAGTCCGTTGGGCTTGGACCAGACCACTTCCGCGCGCAGGATGAGGCCGAGTTCGTCGATGCAGCCGAGGGCGTAGCGCCATGGCAGGCCCATCAGTGATTTCTCGGGTACGTATCGGCCGGTGTTGAGGTCGGTGATGTTCTCGCGTGGCATGCGGGCGAGGCCGGCGGCACGGTCTCGTTTCCAGTCTTTCGCCAGCTCTGGACGTCCGGGGAAGAGGCCGTCTTGGTGGGACGAGGGGCGATGCGCGACGCGCTGGCTGTACTTGTCACCCAGGTTGATCCACAAGGACCCGGTCGGTTTGAGGACGCGGATCCATTCGCGGGTGCAGTCCAGTAGTGCCGACATGTACTCGGTGGGCGTGGGCTCGGCGCCGATCTGGCCGCGGTAGTGCTTCCCTCCGTCGGTGTAGGACCGTTGGGCGAAGTAGGGCGGGCTGGACACGATGAGGTCTACGGATTCGTCCGGTAGTGGTAGGCGCCGGGCGTCGGCCCGGATGATCGCGGCGGTCATCGGGGCCGCCTGGTTTTGTTGATGAGTTCGCGGACGCGGGTCGGGGACAGGTGCACGCGGCGGCCGATCGCGGTGTCGTCGAGTCCGGCGGCGGACATGTCGGCGAGGGCGCGGGCCCGGTCGGCGGCGGCCTGCTCGCGTTCGGTGTTGGCCTGCTGCCACCGTTGGGTGGCGTAGTGGTACCGGTCGAGGGCGAGGGCTTCGGGTTTCACTGGTCGGTGTCCTGTCGGTGGAGGTGTGCGGGGCCGCGGGACGGGCGGGGTAGGGCGGGGAGTTCGCGGCGGAGGGCCCGCAGGCTCTTGTGGCGGGTGGCGAGGTGGCGGGCGACTTCGGGGCGGCAGGTGGGGCAGGGGCGGGCGACGTCGCTGCGGTCGTCGTTGATCCATCCGTCCGTGCAGCCCACGTGCGTGCATTGGCAGTTGGACCAGGGGCAGGTGGCGTGCGGGTTGTCGTCGAGGTAGCTCACGGCTCGTCGGCCTCCTCGGGTGGCGCGGTGCGGTTGCGGGCTGCGGCGATCGCGGCTTCGACCTGGGCGCGTCCGCGGGCGTTGGTTTCGCCGTTGTCGCGCTCGCCGAGGTTCGGGACGGCCATCCACGGCTCGGCGCGCGGCGGCGTCGGCGGGGCCGGCGGCAGGTAGCGGCCAGGGTTCTCGCGGATGGCCTTCACGACGTAGGGGAGCGGGCGCTCGACGTCGCGGCCGTCGAGGAGTTGCGAGCGGACGGCGGCGGCGTGGTCGGGTGGGCAGGGGCGCCCGGTGTGCTGCTCGACGAGTCCGGCGATGGCCTGGGTGAGGTCGTCGTCCGCGCGCTCGCGCGCGTAACGGTCCGCAGGATGACGACTTACAGAACCCCGTGAAGAACCCCCGTAGGGGGTTCTGTCTGTCTCTGTATCTGTAGTTGTCTCTGGCGATGTTTTGCGATCCGTTTGCGATCGGTTATCCGATGGGGGATCCGATACGTTTCCGCTGGTGGCGGGGTTTTCCACATGGGTTTCGCGTGGTTTGAGACTGGCGTCTCTTTTCGCGATAAGTGATCGCTTATGAGGGGCGTCGTTACCGTTTTGAGACTCGTCCGGGTATCGGTTATGCGATCGGTCTTCCGATCGGTCATGTGATCGGTTGTCCGATCGGGTGCCGGTCGGGTCCTGGTCGGTCGACGGATCGCCCTCCGGGTCGTCGTCCGGGGGCTGCGGGCAGAACGGGCAGCCCGGCTTGACGATCCCGCGGTCCTCATGCCACCTGCGGTGATTACCGAGCGACCCGCCCGACCCCTTAGCGGCCTTCGCCGCGGCGACCTCGTCCGCCGACCGCTGATGCTCCAGATAGTCATGGAATCGAACGGAGTCGTCGTCGAGGAGGACGGCGAGCCCGGCGGCGACCAGCTCCCGCCGGGCTCGGGTCGTGGACCGCTTGCGCCACGTGGCGGCGGGCATGTGCCCGTCGGTGAGATGGCGGGAGCACCAGCACCACGCCTCGACGAGCAGCCGGAACGCCTTGTCGGAGAGGCCGTCGACCTTCGGGTGGTCGGGCATGCCGTCGTGAAGCCGGATGTAGGTCCGGGTGTCTGCCATCTGCGCGCGTCCCTGCTGGTCGTACGGGTAGGGGATGGAGGGGTGGGAGGGGTCAGGTGTTCAGCGCCCGCCGCATCGTGGCCAGGGACCGTTCCGCCTTGAGCGCGCGGCGCTTCCAGGTGTCCCGGTCGGCGGTGAGCTTCTCCAGCTCGGCGACCCTGGCGAGCAGGTCCGAGAGCGGCAGGTCGTACAGACCGGCGGCGGGCTCGGGCTCGGGCTCGCGGTGCACCTTGAGGTGCGGGCGGACCTTGTGGGGGTTGTCGGCGGTGTAATCGCAGTGCACGCACCCGAAGACCTTGGTCTCGTCCTCCAGGAGGAGGGTTCGCGTCTGCCGCCAGTAGATGGGGGCGCCGTTGGGCCCGGTGATCGGGGAGAGCGTCGGCTCGTCGGCCATCACCGCGAGGCCGTTTACCTGCGTGGCGGTCATTGCCGCTCCGTTCGGGTCGGTGGGGAAGGAGGGCGGGCCCGGCCGGTAGGGAGCTCCGGCCGGACCCGCCGCGGGGCGGTCAGGCTGCGGGCGCGCCGCGCATGATGCGGGCGCCGGTGGCCTCCTCGACCTTCGTCACGACCGTCTTGACGGCGTCGCGGATGACGTCCTCCGGCCGGTCGAGGAGGTAGGCGAGGTGCAACGCGGACCCCTGGATCCGGTGCCGGAGACGGGCCTCGATCCGGTAGGGCTCGCAGTCGTCGAACGGAGCGACGCCGATCGCGAACGCGCGCGGAACGTCGAGGTTGCCCTTCGCACCGCCGGAGGTGTCGGTGGTCTCCTCGTACTTGAGGCGGATGTCGCCGGACTCGGCGACCACGCCGGACGAGAACGACACGCGGGTCTTGGCCTGGAACGTGCGGGCAATCTCCAGCATCGCGGCGGCCGGAACGGGCTCGTTGGCGATGTCGGGGAGGTTGTCCTCCAGGAACTCGGCGAACTCGACCTGCGGCCAGTACTTCCGGTCGCGTCCCGTCCACCGCTTCCACGGCTCGGTCGGGGTCAAGACGAGCTTGACGCGGTGCGTGCCCCACCGGGGGAGGTCCGCGTCGGGCTCGTGCGCGTCCAGGACGGCCGTGATCACACCTTCGTCAAGGTCGACGTAGGTCTCGGTGTTCTCGTCGGCGTGCTTCCTGAAGTACAGCGCGAACGAGTCGACGTCACGGACGACCGTCGTCCCCTGCTTGCGGCGGGGCCGCTCGGCCCGGGCGGCGTACCGGTCGTCGTCGAGGTCGACGATCTCCAGCCCGGTCGGGGTGTGGAACACGGCGACCTGCGGCTCGCGGACGTCGAACACCGCGGGCCCGGCGGCCTGCCTCGCCTGCTCGATCGCGGCGTCGTTCTCGGTACGGGTCATCTCGGTCATGCCTGCTTGAACTCCTTGTTGTCGTCGCGTCCCGTCAGCTCGCGGAACGTGAACTTCTCCTGCCGGGGGTCCTCGCGCAGGAGGTTGCCGGGGGCGTCGGCGTAGAAGATCGCCGACGTCGGCTCGGACGCCGGGGCCTTCGCGGTCGCCTGCGCGGACACCACCAGCGCGGCGGCGTCGCCCTTCATCGGCGCGACATCGACCGTGAGCGTCAGGCGGCCCTTCTTCCCGCGCTCCCGGACGGCGTTGACGATGTCCTGCAACATCACGGCGGCCTCGTCGATGACCTGGCCGCGGCCGAGGTCGCGGAGGACGTCAGCGAACGGCCGGACGCGCTCCTCGCCGGTCGTCTCGTCGACGCCGTCGGCGTTCAGAGGGATGGTCACTGCTGCTTTCCCTTTCGGTAGAGGGGTTCGTACTTTGATTTGGCTGTTGCGGGGGTGATGCCGACCCGGGCGGCGGCCATCTCGACCTCGTCGCCGGTGTCGCGCGCGAAGGTGTAGTCCTCTAGGCGGGCGGCGGCCTCGGTCTGCTGCTGGGTGGGTTCGCGGCCGGCGGCCTCGTCGAGTAGCTCGGCGAGGCCGCCGGGGTCTATGCCGGGTGCCCGGCGCGGCGGCCGGGGCGGGGTGGGTTGGAGCCGTTCCGCCTCCAGCGCGCGGACGCGCGCGTCGGTCGGGTCATGTGCCATCGCTCGCCTCCAGGTCGAACAGGGCGTCCATGCCGCTGGTCTGCTGCTCGTGCAGGGTCCGGGCGCGCGTCTGGGCGTGGTGGGCGGCGTCGTAGGACAGGTGGCACGCCTGGCACGCGGCGAACAGGTTGTCGTCGTCGCAGTGCTCGGGGATGTGGTCCCGGTGCGCGACGGTCAGGACGACCGTCGAGCGGGTGTCCGGGTGCGGGTGCCCGTTCCACGCGCGGCAGCGTCCGCGGTGGCCGCGCCCGCACTCCCCGCGGCACTCGCACCGCCCGCCAGCCCGGACGGTCCGGATCCGGAGGGAGATCTCCGGCCAGTCGTCCGGGTAGCGGTCGGCGTCCTCGGCACGGATCGGCATCAGTACGGCTCTCGGCCCGGGTTGGTGACGATCGGGCGAGGGCCGTCGCGGTCGCCGTCCTCGCCGGGCGTCCAGGCGTAGGCGTCGGGGTCAGCGGGCGGCGTGGGTGCGGGCGGGATGGCGGTGAGCTGGTCGAGCTGCTCGGCCGCGCGGCCCATGGCGACCTTGGCGACCGCCGCGGCGAACCCGACGAGGATGACGAGTCCGGCGTACAGGGCGGTGTCATGCATCGCGGGTCGCCTCCCCGGCCTTCGCCGCGCGGGCCTGCTCGACCTGGAGCAGGTCCTCGAACGCCTCGGGGTACCGGGCGGCGAGCAGGTCGAGCGCGCGGGCGCGCGGGTCGGGCCGCGTGGTGTCGAGGGCGGCGTCGATCCGGCAGCCGGGGCAGCCGTCGAGGTGCTCGCCCTCGGGGCTGTTGAACTGGTGGAGTTCGGCGGCGGCCATCCAGACGCGGCGGGCCTGCTCGGCGAGGCCGTCCCGCTCGTCCCCTTCCAGGATCGCGGCGGACAGGGTCATCGCGGCGGACAGGTCCGGGCACAGCCACTCGTCGCCGCACGTGCACATCGCGACGAGGGCGGGCGTTGCGGGGATGTGCCGGTGGCGGGCGGCGAGCCCGGCGAGCAGGGTCGCGAGGGCGTCGTCCTCCGCGGTGTAGGGGTGGCGCTGCTCGATCGCACGGACGGCGGCGTGGATCTGGTGGGCGGGCCCGCCGGGCGCGTCGAGGGCAGGCGGGGCGAGGGTCGCGTCAGCCACGGTCGCCCCCGTTCTGCGTGTGGGTCGGGCAGTCCGGGTGCGGGCCCAGTTCGGGGGCGCGGAACCCGCACTTGCAGGTGTCCCCGTCCTGCTCGTCCTCGCGGTGCACGAGGGTTAGCGGGCCGTGCGTGCGGGAGACGTAGTCGATGCCGTGCCGACCGCAGTCGGTGCCGTTCATCAGCAGGTCACCCCGGTGGGTCTCCACCACGAGGTACAAGGCGCCGTTGCGGTCGCGCCACACGTCCTTGTGGCGGGGCGGCCACTCGGCCGGAGCGACGCGCGTGACCTCGGCCTGCGGCGGCATGCGCCAGCTCGCGCGCTCGGCATCGAAGCAGTCCACGGCGATGATCGAGACGCAGCCGTGCCCGTCCTGCTCGTTGATCCGGACGCCCTTGATGGTGATGTCGACGACCTCGCCGGGCGTGAACGCGGTCACTTGCGTCCGCCCTTCCGGTGACGGTGCGGGCCGCGCTGCTCGGGCTGGGCGTCCGCGTGCGGCTGCGTCACGCCCGGCCCGGCCGTCGCGACCTCGACCCCCGGCGGGACGACCGGCGTCGCGTCCTGCGGCGTCGGCGCCACGATGGGGAACTCTCCGGACGTCCGGAGGGGCTCGACGCCGCGCGGCAGGTTCACCGCCGGGGCCGTCGGGTACCCGCCCGTCGCCGCCGGGGCGGGCGGCTGCTCGGTCGGACCGTCGAGCGGGTCCGGGTACGGGCGCGGCCGGTCGACCAGCGGCCCGGGCGGGCGGTGCTCGATCCGCACGCGCGTCCGCTCGACCAGCCCGGCGAAGAACTCCGCCGCCTCGCCGGCGGCGCGGTGCTCGGCCTCCCGCTCCGCGCGAGCGGTGCGGCTGCGACGGACGTCTTCGAGCTGCCGCAGCAAGTCGGCCTCGGCCCGGTTCAGGTCCTCGGCGGTCGGCCCGTTGGCGAGGTCGGCGGCGAGCCGGTTGGCGTCGGCGGCGTACCGGTCTCGTTCGGCGGCGAACCGCTCGACGGCGCCCGGTGCGGGTGCGTTGGCTATGGTGTTCACGGTCGTTCGGTCCCTTCTAGGTGGGCAGCGGCCACGCGGCGTCCCGGGGTGCATCCCGGGACGCCGACCGCGTTCTTGGTGCGGGCCTGGATCCGCGCGAGCCCGGCCGACAGGTCGGGATGCACGGTGTTCGCCGCGAGGTTCAGCAGGGCCCGCAGCCGCCACCCCTCGCCCGTCACGACTCGGCCTCGTTGAGGAGCTCCATCGCGTAGTCGATGCCCTGCCAGTTGTCGACGCCCGCCCGCTCCATGGCCGCGAGCTTCCGGGAGTCCTCGCGGAGCCGCTCCAACTCGTCCGCGTCGACCTCGGCGGCGCCGTCGGCCTGCTCGACCAGGAACCGGCCCTCCGGCTCGAACGTGATCGCGAATGCGCCCGTCGGCTTGTGGTGGGTCACCTTCGCGATCTCGACCTCCTCGCCGGTCTTCTTGACGACGATCCGGCCGCCGCGCTCGGTGGCCTCCTTCACCAGCGCGGCCCGCCAGACCGGCCGGACGCGGCGAATCAGCAAGTCGAGGCGATGCTTGCCCAGCCACGCGAGGACGTCCGGGTCGGTGAGGGCCTCCGGGTCCGCGACGAGCTCGACCTCGTCCGGCTGGTGCTCCTCTACCGTCGCGAGCAGGGCGGCCTCGTCGACCTCGACCGAGACGGTTCCCTGCTTCACGGTGACGGCCGCGACCTTCCCCGCCCCGGGCAGGAGGACGGCGAGCTTCTCGACGCCTTCCTTCTTGTACGCGGCGGCGAGAGCCTGCTCCGCCATCTCGCGGGCGTCCTTGTACTCGGCCGTCGCGCGCTCGCTTCGCACCTTCGCGAGGACTACCCGGCGGTTGATCTCCTGCAACGACGTCATGCCGCCGTGCCCTCCTCGTTCTCGTCCGGCGGGGTGTTCTGCTCGACGTAGCGCCGAAGCCCCGCAATCACCCGGTCCGCGTCGGACCCGGTCAGTTCCTTACTCGTCGTGATCTGCCGCCCGACGAGCTCGCCCGTGTAGGTGAGCCGGTCGACGCGGTCCTCGAAGTCGCCGGCCTGCTTCCACAGCACGTGCATGTGCCGGTGCTGCGCGTCGGTCGCCGGGCCGTCCTGGGCGGCGCGGGTCTCGGCGAGGGCGCGGAGCAGGTAATGCAGCGCGCCCTCGTTGCCCTGACCGTCCGACACGGTCACGTCGGCGAGGTCGAGCGCGACCGCCTCGCGGTGCAGCTCCCGGAGCCGGTCGACCCCGGTTTCCGGGAGGATCGCCTCGGCGGCGATCTCCGCGGCCGTCCGCTCGGGCGCCGCTGTACGTAGGTCTCGAGTTGTCGCCTCGGATGGCTCGCACTTGAGGACGTCAAAGATCAGCCATTCGAGCGAGAACGAGGGCGCCTTCACGGGCTGGTCGACGCCGGGCCGAACACCCGAATGCACCGACCGCAGCCCGACGACGACCGGCGCCGACTCGCGGGACAGCCGGACCCAAGCGGACGCATCGAACGCGAGGCTCTTGTGGCCCTCGACCTTGTATTCCTTGCGGCCCTCGATCGGCCGTCCGGCGTCGTCGAGGGCGGCGACGTCGCGGCCCCTGGCGGTCATGACGACGATCCCGGGGAAGGTCATCAGGGTTGTCATCAGGCGACGGTGTCGGGCGCCGACCTCGTTCCACAGGTCCATGGAGATCCGGACCTCTTCGCCCTCCGGGACGGCCCGGTTCTTGCGGGCGAGGCGAGCGCGCGCCTTGCGGTCGGCGACGTCCTTGAGCCCGTCCCACTCCGCCGTCATGGAGTCGATGACCAGGACGACCGGCGGGCGCCCGGCGGCGGCCTCCTCGGCGGCCACGGCGCGGACCTCCTCGACCTGCCCGACGATGTCCGGCCAACTGCCGTCGTGGTCGATCACCTGATACCTGGCGCCGGGGATCGCGCCGTACTCGTCGGCCGCGCCCTCGCCGAGGTCCAGCCAGAACGTAGGGCCGACCTTTGGTGACGCGGATAGCTCGGCCGCCGCCCAGCTCTTGCCCGCCTTCTCCCCGCCCTCGACGAGGATCAGCGGCCACGGCACGCGGCCGGTCGGCTTGCGGGTTCGCGGGGCCATCAGCGGCCACCGCCAGCCCGGGCGACCAGGTCCCGCAGCAGCGCGACCGCGTCGTCCTGCGCGAGCTCCTCCATGATCTCGGCGAGGTCGTCCGCCTGCCGGACGGACAGCCCCATCGCGCCATCCCCGACGGAGAAGTAGATCCGCGGGCCGCCGTCCAGGAACCGGCCGCCGTTGGTGAGCGGCTCGGGCCACGACAGCGATGCGTACAGGCCGTGCCGGGGGGCGACACCGCCGCTGTGGTGGTGGCGGTAGTCCGAGGTGTCGGCGTGGTGATCGTCGTTGCACCAAGCCGGGCACGACGCCGTGGCCTTCGCGGGGGCCTTGGTGAGGGTGACGGACAAGGGATTGCTCCTATCCTTGGGGGGATTGCTCCGGGGGTCGTCGCCGTGCAGGGCGGCGGCCCCGCTTTCGGTCGGGGGGTCAGGCCGCGCGGGTGGCGCGGTTCTGGGTGCGCAGCGCGCGGATTTTCGCGGCGAGCTCCTCGCGGGACGGGCCGACGAGGGGGTCGTACGCCGCGTCGGCTGCCTCCTCCGGGGTCATCGAGGAGATCCGGGCGAGGGCCTGCGCGAGGACCCGCCCGGCGGCGCGCATCGCGTCTTCGCGCGGGATCACGTCAGTCATTGCCGGGGCTCCCCACGGGTGCCGACGCTGCCGGTACCTCCGCAGATGGGGCAGGGGATCGGGTCGCCGCCCTCGTCCGACGGGTTCGGGACCGTTGCGCGGCCGTTGCAGTGTCCGCAGAGGGGCACGGGGCGGTGTCCTTCGGGGTGGGATCGGGGTAGGGGAACAGCGCGGTGACGGCCTGGCCGACAGCGGTCGCGACCGCCATGCGGTTCGCGTCGCCGAGGCCCGCGTCCCCGCTCTCGAACCGGGCCAAGTGCGAGGGGTGGATCCCTGTTCGGCGAGCTAGCTCGCGGATTGAGAGCTCCGCCGCCGCCCTGGCCTGGGCGAGCCGTCGTCCCCACTCGGCGCGGAGATCGTTCGTTGGCATGCATGGAGCGTCGCACGACGTGCGACGCGCGTCAAGCGGCATGCGACGTGCGGCCTGCCAGGTTCCAAGAGACCTTAGGTCGCGTGTCGCACGTCATGCGACACTTGACGTATGACCAGTAGCGACAAGGGATCGACCAGCGACGACGCGGGCCGATGGCTACGAGAGCAGCGCGAGAGACGCGGAATCCGAAGCCAAGCCGAACTTGCCCGGCTGCTCGGCTGGGACAAGACCGCGGTGAACAACTACGAGACGCGCGGCACGAAGATGCCCAACGATCGCGCCAAGCAGATCGCCGACTTCTTCCACCTGGACGTCATCACCGTTCGGCGGAACCTGGGCTTGTGGGTGCCCGACGACGACGCGAGCGCCATGGACAACGCCGAGCGGCAACTCGACGAGAACGAGCAACTCGCCGCCGACATCCGCAGCCTTGCCGAGAGTGATCGACAAGCGGTTACGGCCATCGTCGAGTCATTGAAGAAGAATGCCGAAACTCGCGCCAGAGAAGGCGAAGGCAACGGCTGACCTGTTGGTTTACCGCCAACCATGACCGTTTACGGACACTGACAAGGGGGTGACAACGAGTGACAAAAGGTGGTTCTGTGACATCTCACGATCACGACGCCCGGTCTTTCGCGCAGATCGGACGTCCAACTCGCACATGGGGAGTACAGAGCCGTGCCCACCGTGCCCGCACAGCACGCAATCGTCGGAGCCCTCGCCACCGCTGTCACATCTGCAAGCGCTGTCCTGCTCGCCACACACGCCGATCACGACCTCCTGAGGTCGGCCGCGATGATCGGCATCCTCTTCTCCACGGCGGCCGGCCTGTATGTCCTGATCGATCGACGCATCACGCAGGGCATACAGGCGACGACCCGCGTCGAGCACGCAACCAACCGCGTCGTCTCGGTCGAGTCCGACGTGTTGACCGTGCTCCGGCAGCAGCAGCGGAACGCCCAACACCTCAACTAGTACCGCGCGGCGGCCGGCAGCTCCCCACGGCCACACCGCGCACGACATCGGCGCGCCGTCCGGCCCCGCTTTCCGGACGGCGCGCCGTTCCCTTGCCCTGACCCCTCCGCGAAACCTTCGCCATGCCTCCACACACGCCAAAACCAGCGATCGGCTACATCCGAGTCAGCACCGCCCGCGAAGAAATGATCTCGCCCGAAATCCAAGAAAAATCCATTCGGGAATGGGCGACACGCAACAACAGGACCATTGTCGACATCATCGTCGACCTCGACAAGTCCGGCCGGAACTTCAAACGTCGCGTCCAAGAAGCGGTCGAAGGCATCCGTGACGGGCGCGCGAAAGAAATCCTCGTCTACAAATTCAGCAGGTTCGGGCGGCAGCGCCACGGGTGGGCGGTACATCTCGACCTCGTCGAGTCCGCCAAAGGCGAGCTCATCTCCACCACCGAAGAGGTTGACGCCCGAACGGCGGCCGGTAAATTCACGCGCGGCATGCTCGCCGAGGTCGCCGCGTTCGAGAGTGACCGAGCGTCCGAGCAGTGGATCGACACTCTCGAATGGCGGTTGTCGCGCGGCCTCCCGAAAACGGGCGGCCCTCGCTGGGGTTACATCCGTAAAGGTCGGGTGCTCGTCCCCGGCGAGGAGCATCATTACCGCACCGATCCGGACGACCCGCTAGGGGAACGATACGAACCGGACCCCGACCTCGTCGACGCCTACGTCAGCCTCTACGTTCGGTACGTGACCGGCGAGGCGGCCGGGCCAAAACTCGCATCATGGCTCAACCACCACGGGCACGTCACCACGCGGGGAACGGTCTGGTCAGTCCAGACCCTTTACGCGGTCATGGACTCCGGGTTTGCTGCCGGATACCTTTCTGAGCACGACAAGAATTGTCCCTGCCCGCCTAAACGGCGCCAGAGATGCCGAAACCTCATCTATCACCCGGGCGCACATAAAGCCATCATCGATGAGGAACTATGGCAGGCGTACCTACGGAAGCGGAAAGAACGGACGGGGCTCATGCCGCGGGCGCGCGGCGCCATGCGCGCACTTTCCGGGCTGCTCGTTTGCGGCGGCTGCGCGTGGAGCCTCACCGCCATCTCGGGGCCCAACGGTCCCGGTTACGCCTACCGGTGCGGCCGGTGGGGGCAGGTCCCCGCGTGCACGAAGGCGTACGTGCGGCGCGTGGTCGCCGAGGCCGAGGTACGCGACCAGCTCCGCGAGTGGGCTGCCGAGATCGACGCCGCGCGGCAGGCTGCCGCGGCGGACGTGGTCGTCCCGGCGCCGGCCCCGAAAATCGACGTCGACAAGATCGCGGAGAAGATCGCACGTATCGACAAGGCCCTCGCCCGGCTACGCAAGATGCGGGCGCTTGACGACGATGACGACCGTCAGGCCGAGCGGGAGTATCAGGACGCGCGCGCCGAGCTGCTCGACGACCGCGCTGCGCTGGAGGCCCAGCTCGAAGAGGCGCAGCGAGAGCAGGCGCCGCCGACCCAGGAGGAGCTCGGACCGATGATCGCGGGCGTCCTGGAGGGCTGGGACGTGCTGACCGGCGGCGAAAAGAACGCCCTTCTACTGAACATCATCCGCGTGATCCGCGTCCACCGTCAGGAGGAGGGGCCGGCGCGGCTGGACATCGTCCCCGTGTGGGCGCCCGCGGACACCTGACCGACATCCAGACCGACAGGAGGGGTATGTGTTCAGGTTGCAACGTCGAAACTGCTGTCAGCCATCCGCACACACATCCCCTCAGCAGCGTCTTCGCGATCCGTAGAGCCTAGCGACTCCCCCGATCAAGGCCGTCCCGCCTCGATGTCACACCAGCCCCTGCCGTCCGCTATCCTTTCCAGTGCCGTCGCGACAGCGACACCACGGCGGGTTGCCCGAGTGGCCAATGGGAGCGGACTGTAAATCCGTCGGCTTAGCCTACCCAGGTTCGAATCCTGGACCCGCCACACCACGCAGCACAGCCCTTGACCAGGCCCACCCGGTCAAGGGCTGTTCTCATTGCGTCCCGACAGGCCCCACCGGTTCCCGGCTATTGCCGGGTGTCCACGGGACAGAGACGGGACACGGTGCGCGTGGCGTGGCCTGCCTGTGTGGTTGGCGGCTGTCATGCAGTCGTGCCGTCGCCTCGTTTCCGGCTCCGGCGCTTGCCCTATCGAAGTCGGCTGTGCCTCGGGAAGAGCGCCTCCCGGGCATCCTTGGACGATCTCCCACGTGTCCGTGCTGCGACGTAGTCTCCAAGTTCCGCGACGGTTAAGGCGAAGTCGTCCGGGTCCATGACACGGATCCGCTCAATCCTTGCGCTTACTTCGAGTTGGAATCCGTCTCCATTGGGGAACTCGACCTCCACGCCGCAAGGGTGCTCATAGAGCGGAAGCTCGAAGGCCACCGCCAGGCCCTCGGCGGCGACTCTCTCCCTGAGTTGCCCAACCACCTGCTCGGCCCGTCTGACATCGCTGCCCATACGACTCAT